GCTCTAAGGCCACCACCAATCACCTTGATTCGGGCACGGACAAACCACGACTGGCAAGACCAGAGATAAAACAGAACGTTGACAACACCAATGACGTCATTGACTACTTCAATGTCAGTTCCGCCGCGGATGGCGACATTTTGGTTTATAATTCAAACACATCCAAGATAGAACTTAATTCCAGCAATAGCAATTTTACCAATTTCACACAGACACCAAAAGAGACCATCAATGCCATCACAGGCACATCAGGTTCAATAACTGTGGATGCCACAGCGGCACCGGTGCACACAGTCACGGTCAATGATGATACCACTTTCACTTTCGCCAACATGACCGCGGGCACGTCATTGACATTGATCATCACCATAGGTGTAGCGGACAAGACCGCCACCTTCACGTCAGATGGATCCACGCGTGTCAAGTTCCCAGGTGGTGCACCAACACTGACCACCGTGGCAGGTGATCTAGACCTGGTGGTAGTTTTCTTTGATGGCACCAATCACATTGGCAATATCGTTCAAAGGATTTCTTGATGTTGTTCACGTCGACAAAATTCCTAGGTGGTAGGAACGTGCAACAGCCCACCACATTAAGATTCAGGAGGTCAGCAGGTTCTGGACTTGGACAATTCCTTGACAGGGTGGACATCACCGATCCCAGGGGATACACCAAATTAGGCACAGGGTCATTCAGACGTAATGATGTGATAGCGTCAGCCAGCACCAGTGGCACCATGCCTGTTGAATTGTTTCCCGCCACATACAGTCTGAGGGTGACCGCCGCCAAACTCTTGAGTTCATACAGTCCATTCAATTCAACATTGGACGGTTCGTTCAACATCAGAGTGGCCAGGGTAATTAACATGTTCACCACCCCAACAGGGTTCGATGATATAAAATATCAAGGCACCATCACCGACACAGACAATGAAGAATTTGAAGGCACCAAGGCTTGGTTTTTCGAGGATTATCAAGTTTCTGGCACAGGAGAACAAGGTTCAAGTTCTTCATTCCCATTCACCTTATTCAAGAAACTCACAATCACCAACACAGATGCCACACGAATCACTTATGGACTCAATGCGGATGATTCAAGTATGGCATTGTGTGGAACATTCAGTGTGCCTGCATCAGGATCTCCATTAAGTGCTGACATCACCTTTGAACTCATTGAAGGTTTTGATTTCTCATAAATATCCGTGTAATATTACAACAAAGGAGACAAAATTATGTCAGCGGCATCAAACTACTTAGAAAACGAGATCCTGGATCACATACTGGGAGAAGGTGCGAGGGATTACACCCCATCCACCACCCTGCACATCGCACTGTTCTCGGGCACAACGTCAGACGTTTTGGCGGCACTCGAGGCGGGCACCAACGCGGCCACGGCAGGCAACTGGGGCTACTACGAGATCACCGGCAACGCCTACGCAAGGACGGCCATCAACTTCAACGCGGCGTCAGGAGGATCATCCACAAACTCAGGCAACGTCACTTTCCCAACGGCAACGGGCAACTACGACAACACGGCAACTTCAGGATCAACAGTGACCTGTATAGCGGTGGTGGATGCTTCAACGTCGGGCAACGTGTTGTTCTATGGACAATTGGACAACCCAAAAGAGATCCTGAACGGGGACACATTCCAGATATCAGACACTAACCTACAGATCAGTCTGGCGTAATCCTAACGGGGAGAACAGCCAATGGCTATCAAGGGCATAGGTATTGAACCGGAGGTGTATCTACTTCCGGGATATGCCAATCCGGAAGACTACGCCACACCGCATCACACCAGCTTCGGGGACTACGCCACACCACAGACCTATTTCGAGGCGGACTACGTCCTTAACGCACAGGACCTAGCCAGCACCTTCACGGTTTCAGCGGTGGGCACGGTGTTCAGCACCAGTGCCTCACATTCATCACAGGCCACTATGTCGGTGTCCTGTGTGCGTTTGCGTGATCAACAACAACAGATACAACACACGGCACTGGCCACAGTCAGCTGTGACGCCATAGACCTTTCAATCGCGATCCTGCCACAGGTAAGGGTGTTCTCACCAAGGTTCCTGAGGGCGGTGGTGACCACGATCGGTCACCTGCCAGACGCGATCTGGAACACCTACGCGGAATCCGAATACATTGACAGGACCTGGGACGAGTTCTCGGACTACAAGTGGGACTACCTGGATGACTTGTTCATCAGATCAAGCATAACCAAGGCCACCGGTGGATACCTGGTCAATGCCTCGGTGTCGATCACGGCATTCGCCAACTCAACACTGACCATGGACAGGATAAGGACCAGTTCGGTCACACCACCATCGGTGTCCACCATGTCGGTTGATGCCAACTACACCACGGCGGCAACTGCCACAGTGGAGGCCGCGTTCGCACAGACCGGTTCCGTTTCAAGGTTCAGGGACATAGTGGTGTCAGGACAGGCACAGCAGTTCACGGCCATTGCCAGCACGTCCGTCAACGCCAACTTCACCAGCAGGTCAACGGTGGTGGAATACACCGGCAGGGTCACTGTTTCAGGCACCGCCACGGCGGTGTTTGACATCACAAAGACCTTGTCACCAGCATTCCAACAGCAGGCGGATGCCAACTACAACGTGGCGGTGGGATCAACCACGCTGTCCGCTTTCTACAGCGAATTGGCGACGGGAAGGCTGATCACACTGCCAGATCCGTTCAACACCATACGTGTTCCACGGGAGATCAGGACCATAGTGGTGCCTGCGGAAAATAACATCATTGAAGTTCTGGCTGAAACTCGTGTAAATAGAGTTATCACAGAAACGAGGGCGATAGAAGTGAAGCAGGAAACACGGAACTACAAGATATACAGACCAGGTTTCACTGACAGGAGCTCAATACCAAGGGTAAGACAGGAGACTTAATGGCCAACCTAACAGGATTCAAGCGAGACAACCAGGGAGCATACATAGAGAAGCACCCATCAGCCAACATACAGTATGGCGTGGACTTCACGGACTACCTCAACTCCGGAGACACCATAGCCACCACATCGGTCAGCATAGAATCGATCACTGGGGACAGTTCACCACTGGCATTCCCAACCAACGAGGCCACTGACGTGACCGCGGCCGGCGCCGTTGTTTCCATAAGGCTGTCGGGAGGCACAACGGGCAACGTCTACAACGTGGACCTGACCATAACCACCGGTTCGGGAGACACCGACGCAAGGAGGTTCAGGATAGTGGTAGGAGAGAAACACCTATAATGGACGCACAAAAGAAATCATACAAATTAGATCACGACCTGATCTTCAAACTGGCGTCAATGCACTGCACCTACGAAGAGATCGCAGACTGCGTTGGCACTTCAGTGACCACACTACAGAAGAGATTCAAGAACCTCATAGAGAAGGGCAAGGCCGAAGGTAAGAAGAGCCTGAGGAGGGCACAGTTCGAGAAGGCATTGGCGGGCGATGCTCGTATGCTGATGTTCTTAGGTAAGAACTGGTTGGGCCAACAGGATTCACCAACCGACGAGGAATCAACGGCACCATTACCTTGGGAAGACAAATAGATTTTTATAGGAGGATAGCGAATGCCATCAATCAGAGATCTTAGACACGCCAACAACGACATCTACAGGAACATAGGCATAGCCAGGGGCGAATGGAGTGACCTATATCACGTCAACAAGTTTGGATACAACTCAGCCACAACAAGCAGTTTTGAAACAGTATGGGAAGGTTCAAACATCTACTCCTACATCGATGCCGCAATCAACATCACTGCCACTTCGGCCAGTGGTGCCACTGACAATGGTATCGTCGTCAAGGTAGAGGGTCTTGATCAAAACTTCAACCTACAAGAAGAATCATTGACACTGGCAGGTTCAGGCACGGCCACAGGCACGAAAACATTCAAGAGAATTTTTAGGGCCAGGGTCACTTCAGGCACGCCAGATGGCAACATAACACTGGGTGATTCACAGACCTACGCACAGATAACAGCAGGCAATGGTCAGACATTGATGGCCACATACACGATACCAGCGGGCAAGAGGGGTTATCTGATCAAGTTCCAGGGATCACAACAGAAAGATCAAGACACCACATTCCAACTGTTGGCGAGACCAGAGGGTGCTGACATGTTCCAGATCAAAGGACAATGGGCCGGCAGAGGTGGACAGATCAACTATGATTATCCGGTGC